CGAGCAGGGTGTTGCCGGAATCGGTGGTGGTGACCGTGAACGGTCCCGCGCCGGCGATGTAGAGAGCCGTCCCGACGGCCGCGACGGCGTCCGCGCACGGCAGCGTCCACGTCCCGTCGAGCGCCACCGAGGCGTTACCGACGGGGTTGGACGTGTTCGGCACGTTGGCCGCCATCGCGACCTGCCGGTCGGTCAGCGCGACACCGACATAGGCGCCGGACTTGACCGGGTCGCCGCTCTTGGTGCCCGCGGGGACGGGCAAGCTCTGACTCTTGGTAAAGCCGTAGACGTTGTTCTTCGCCATGGCTCAGGCCTCCTTCCGGCCGTAGATGGAATCGATGTCGTCCCACGTCGGGATCTCCTTGCCGCCGGTGTCCTCGGTCGCGCCGAAGCCGGTGACGCGGCCAGCGCCGCCCGCCTTGGCCTTGGCGTTGACCTCGGCCTCAACCGCTCCGCGGAAGGCGGCGGCGTCGATCTCGCCCTCGCCGGTCGTGGGCAGGGCGGCGAGGATGCCGCGCTGCTCGAGCGCCGAGAAGGTGACGGGGGTGGTCGAGGCGGCGATTGCCTCGGCGAGGATGCCGCGAGCGGCGTCGGTGTTGCGGTGCCCGCGCAGGGCAGCCTCTGCGGCGTCTGCGCGGCGGATGGCCTGGTCACGCTCGTCGGTGAGCGTGGGCACCCGGCCAGCCTCCTGGGTGAGTCGGCCGTGCTCGGCCTCGTCCACCTGGATCAGTCCCATGGTTGTCTCCTGGGTCTCGGGGTTGGGGTCTCCGGCCGGTGCCGGGGTCTGTGGGGCAGCGGCCTCGGCGGCGCGCTGCGGGTCGGCGCCTGCGGCGGCGTAGACGCCCTCGGTCGTGGTGGCGACGGGCACATAGACGGTCTTGGCGCGGACCTCGATCGGGTCGCCCGTCAGCGTGATCGAGCCGGACTCGTCGGCCTCGTAGTCGACCTGGTAGGTGCCGGAGCCGGTCGGGTTCTCGTACCAGAACCACACGCGGCCGGCCTCGGGGTCGAAGTCGCGGATGCCGACATAGGACTTTTCGCCGCCGTATGCCGCATTGAGGGCGTCGGCCAGTGCCTCGCGCTGGTCGGAGACCGCGGCCTCGGTCGCGTCGGCCTCGGAATCCGTTGGGGTGCGCAGCGATTCGAGCAGTGAGATAACCCTGCCACCCCTCCCCGCCCACGTCACCACGTCGATCGTATTCATCACGTCGGGGATCAGACGGGTGACGACGGTCGTCTTCTTGCCCTCGTATTCACCGGGGCGGACCTCGGCTGCGGCCCGGATGCTCATGCCGACGGACTGGATGAAGTCAGCGTCCGTGAGCAGCGGCCGGAAGGGCTTGAAGATCTTGACCTCGGTGACGATCCGCCCCGACTCGTCGATGTAGGCGTCGCGCGTTGTGCGCCCAACAAGGTCCTTCACGGTCCGGGCGGGCCGGGCGTAGGTCTCGGACTCGGTCGGATGGTCGATGAAGACCTTGGTGCCCTGTGGCCAGACGCGCTCAGTCACAGCGTTTTCCAGCACCTTGCGGGGGTAGGCGCCGCTGCTGCCGATGCCCTCGCTGATGATTTCGACCAGCCACTTACCGGACGATTCGTCGGCATTGATCGTGGGGGATTGGATTATCTCGGCGATAGTGCGCGACATATCCCACCTCCTAAAGTAGAATGATGCCGTGACATGCAAATCGGAGAATTGCGACAGGCTGGCCCTTCATAAAGGGTGGTGCAAGGCGCACTACATGCGGCAACGGAGCGGGGGAGACATGACGACACCGATCCGAAAGTCTCCGGTCAAATATGTCGCCATGTGCTCGATTGGCGGCTGCGGTCGAATCGCGCATACCAAGGGCTTGTGTGCGGCTCACTACACCCGGAGCAGGAAGGGCTTACCAGTCGAGGTTCAGCTTCGCGCGTCCCGTCGCAGACCGGGGGAGGCGCCGGACCCTTGCTCCGTCACGGAATGCGAGCGACCTGCCAGGACGCGGGGTTACTGCGTCGGCCACTATGGGCGGCTGGTGCGCGGACAGAAGATGGATGGACCATTCAGGGTTACCGCTCCGAGGGGGTCGGCATCCAAGCGCGACAACCTTGGGCGCAAGTGCTGCCGCATCTGTCAGCGTTGGCTGCCAACGTCTGAGTTTGCCAAGCATCCGAGAACCGCCGACTCACTGCGCGCTCACTGTCGAGATTGCGGAAAGGGATTACAGCGGGCATACAAGTACGGAGTCTCGGAAGAGAGATTCCGCGAGCTATTTGACCGGCAAGGTCACGTCTGTGCAATATGCCACGCCGAGAACCCCGGTCGATGGTGGTGCATTGATCATGATCACTCATGCTGCCCCGGCACTGTGACCTGTGGCTCGTGCATTCGCGGGGTCATCTGCGATTCCTGCAATGTCGGGATCGCGCGGTTCAATGACTCGCCAGACTCGCTGCGCCGAGCGGCCGACTACCTAGAGAGTACCGCGCGCCGATAGGCTCGGCGGGTGCCGGACGACGTGTGCCCGGAGCACGTGTGGCGACTCGCGGGCGTGACTCTGGCCGACGACGTGCTCGCGGATTACGAGTGCCAGCGGTGCGGGTCCATCGCCGTGCAGGACGGTGACGGGCTGCGGGGTATCAGGCCGCCCGGCGGCGAGTGCGGAGAGCGTCGCGCTGGCGGCGGCAGGTGATGCAGTAGCGGCCCTTGCCGTCCCCAATTCTACTACGCCGCAGGCCTTTTCGCCTTGGCCTGCAGGTCTTTCAAGGGCGTCGGGACCATCGAGTCACGCCAGCCGGTGCTGCTCTTACGTGTCGCCAGATCGGACCACTGGATGCGACCGGAGCGCAGAAGGTTCAATTTCGCCTGGCCCAAGATCGCCACCTGATCACCACTGGGCAGCGCGTCGAAGAATGCCCGTGCGTCCGGAAGGACGGAACTGGGCTCGTCGATGTCGAAGCCAAGCTCCCGCCACGACTTCGTTTTGGGCACTCTTGCGCATCGTCCCTGCTGGTGGTCAATCGGACCCGGCTCGTCGATGTCGTGCTCGGTGCCATGCATTGCCCAGCAGCTCGGGCAGGTCCGCGGGCCAAGGGAAGCGACCCACTGCCAGCCGGTGAGCAGGTCGCGGTTGGCCTTGTCCTGCGCGGCCGTCGCGGCGCGGTGCGCGTCCAGCATCTCGGTGCGGGCGATGACGACGGCCCGAGCGAGTCCGCCGTTGAAGGCGAGACCGACGCGGTCGAGCATGAGGGCGGCGGCGGCGTTGGGGTGCATGCCGAGCGCGACACCCCGGATGAGGATGGACTTCATGGCCGCGGTCGCCTCGCGGGAGAGCGGCCACGTCAGCGCGGTGACCTGTCTGGCCGTGCGCCGCACGATGGCGTCGAGCGCCTTGGGGTCGACCCGGTCAAAGGTGACGCCGGCTAGCGCGTGCCCCGGCGGGATGTTGGGCGGCAGCGTTGAGGCCAGCATCTCGGCTTCGAGTCGCCTGGCCGCCTTGGTCAGGTCCGGCAGGGTCGCACTGATGCGGATGCCCTGCTCGCGCGCTAGTGCGATGATGGCGTCCTGGGTGGCGACTATGGCCTTGGTCGCGCGGAGAGCCTCGGAGACCTCGCGCCGGGTCGGTTTGCGGCCCTGCTGCTGGATCAGGATCAGGCGGTCGATCGCGGCCGACCATGCGGGGCGAAGCTCGGCCCACGCGCGTGCCCACGCCTCGACGATCAGGCGGTCCTCGGTGCTGATGCGCCGGTCGAGGTCGAGCCGGATCTGGTCGAGGATCGCCAGGGTGCGATGCGTGACGGCCATTAGTCCGCTATGTCGTCGGCCTGCGGGTCGGGCTGCCCTTGTGCCGGCTGGCCGGCGTCGTATGCCGCGGATTGCCGCTCCCGCGGCCACAGGAAGGCGCCCTCGTCGTCGGTCAGCTCGTCCATGACTGCGTCGACGTCCTCGATGCCCGGCAGCGCCAGCAGCAGCGCGTAGGCGATGGCCCGCGGCGGGAGCAGCTCGGTGCCGTCGGCGGCGACGATCGCCTCGATTAGCTCCTTCAGCGGGGTGGTCGACAGGTCGGGGAAGTCGATGTCGATGCCGCGGTCCTGGTCGCCCGCCAGCGCGTAGGACAGGTGCCCGGTGACGGGATCGATGCGCGCCCCGCCCTGCAGCCGGCCGACGCGGATCGCCTGATCGATGACGTGGTCGAGGACGCGGCGGATCAGGTCAGCGTGCAGATCCTGCCGCATGCCCATCTCGAGGCGCTGCGGCTCGTCCAGCGTCTCGGCGACGGCGCGGGCGCCGGTGACGCCGGGGTCCGCCAGGAGAGCAGTGACGGGCAGGCCGAGCGCTGCGGCGACCATCCCGGCCAGGGGCTTGCCGGAGTCGGCGTCAAGTCGGATGCTCGACGGGCCGAGCGCGGCAAGCTTGGTGCCGTCCGGCATGATCGCGGTCTGCCCGGCGCCCGATCCGGGCGCGGTCGGCGAACCGTCGGGGCCTAGTCCGAAGCGTTCACGCGCGGCGGCGGCGGTCCGTGCAGACTTGGTCGTCATCGTGAAGGCGAGACGGGCCACGGCGCGGATGTATTTGGCCAGGTCGCTCAGGACGTCGCGGTAGCCCTGCGCCCACGGCAGCGCGGCATACGCATCGGGCACACCCCAACGGCCGATCGCATTGACGGCGACGTGGACGACCGGCTTGTCCCACTCGACCGGCATGCCGTCCAGGGTCTTGGCGCGGACCGAGGGGGTGAAGCCGAGCGCCGGGTAGAGGACGCGGCGGGACTCCCGGCGGGTGCGGGTGGTCGAGGGCAGCGTGCCGGGCTCGATGACGCGGGCGGTGTATTCGCGCTTGTAGAGCCAGACCTCGGCGGCGTCCTCGGGGCTGGTGATGACGTCGACGATCTCGCCGAGCGGGATGTGCCGGACCTGCACGCGGCCCGTGACGGGGTCGGTGATCAGGGACAGGACGAGGTTGCCGTCCGTGCCGAAGGTCCGCTCTCGCTCGGCGTGCGCGGTGGACGAGGCGAAGGTCGCCCGGTTGCTCGGGTCGTCGAGGAAGCCCTGCACGACGGCATTGACATCCTGCGCGCCGCTGGTGTCGCCCTTGCTGGCGCGGATCGTGACACCACGGCCCCACACGAAGCATTGACGCTGGACCAGGCCACGCTTGATCAGCGGATCGGCGACGGCCATAACGCGGGCCAGGGCGACCTTCTCGAGCAGCCGCTCACGGTCGATCGCTTCCTCGGCGTCTCCGCCGAGTCGGGACCAGCCCTGGTCGTCGCGGCGCAGAATGTCCGCGACACCGGAGGCTGCGCGGGCGTAGTCGCCCACGGCCTCGGTGAGGGCCTCGTGCTCGTGGACGAGGGTGGCCAGGGTGCCGCGGTCGACCTCGACGAGGTCGGCGGTCGAGGTGGCGGGCTCGGGCGTGAGCGCGGTCATCGGTCACCTCGCCTCAATAGTCGAGGTCGGCGACCCAGTCGAGCTCGACCCCGTCGCCGAGCACGTCCTCGGGGTAGAGCGTCTGCCCGGCGAGCATCGGCACCAGCAGGAGGCGGTGAACGGCTTGGCTCATCCCGTCGACGGTGTCGTCGTGGCTCGCGCCCGGGAAGTCCCGCGCCTCTTCGGTCAGGTCGGTCACCCACGCCGTGCCCTCGACTGCCACCGGATCGGGCAGGACGACGTCGTGGGCTTCGACCAGCGGGGTGATCGCCACGGCGCGGGCGTACTTGCTGCCCTCGGGCTCGACGGGAATGAGCCCGCCGACCTTGGCGCGAAGGGCGTTCATCACGGCCGGACCATTGGCCTTGTCCTCGACCAGCTTGGCGATCGCCTGTGGCCAGCGGGCCGTCATGTCGAGCATGGCCTGACAGCTCTCGGTGAAGCCCATGCGCCGTCGGATCTGGTCGAGCAGGAAGGCTTGCGTGCCCCGGCGCATCCACACCTGGCCCACGACGTAGTCGCTGCTCTCGGTGTCCTTGAAGGCCAGGTCCCACGACTGGATGATCTCGACGTCCGGGTCGCGCATGGCGTCCGGCACGATGCGGGCGCCGTCGTCGCGGACCAGCCACAGCGGGCGGTCGTAGCGGGCCCAGCCGTCGGACGGGAAGAGATTGCCCGTGTCGGGCGTCGGGCGGCCCTGATAGAGGCTCGCCCACGTGCGGGTGCCGGCGGTGCGCTTGCGCAGCTCCCACTGCTCGCGAGTGCGGCCTCGGGTGCTCACCATGAACTCGCCCGGTGCGCGACCGAGGGGGTCGACCTCGCCCTTCTCGGGGCGGTGGTCGGCCTGCGCGGGGATGTTGAGCAGTCGCCACGGACTCTCGGGCTCGGCGAGTAGTCGACCGGCGAGGTCGTCATGATGCCAGCGGGTCAGAATCAGGACCGCGGGGGCGCCTGGCGCGAGGCGGGCGGATGCCTCGTCGGTCCACCAGTGCCAGACCCGCTCGCGGTACACCCTGGACTCGGCCTCGGTGCGGTTCTTGATCGGGTCGTCGATGATCATGCAGTTGTGGACGAGTATGCCTTCTGCAAAGAAGTTGTGCGTGCCTTCCACTTGGAAGTCATAGACGTCGACCGCCGTGTCGCTTCCGTCGAGAACCACGGAAACGGTGTCGTCTTCGACTTGTGGTGAACCAAGTGACAGGTCTGGCAGAGAAGAAGGCGGCATTCCACCAAGAGCCACGAGGCCCACCAGCGTTTCTCCTGGCCGGAGGCTGCCGGCGGGCACATAGCCTCGGCTCGTATGGATTCGATGATCGGGTGTGCAGACGAGACGACGGCCTGACTTCGTGATGACCGTAATGACTCGACGGCCTGAGATGCGTCGAGAGGCCTCCACTTTGCGCCAGACAGGGGTTCCGGTGGTGTGATCGTAGGCGAGTATGCGCGTGACCCCACGCTCGAAAGCTTCGCGCGCGGTGATTGGCCCATACTCAGATTCCATACGCATATCACCGCTAATGCAGTCACAAGCTCGGCCGGTGATGCCGCCGCCGATGCCGACGGAGTAGACGCCGCCCTCGTGGCCGTCGATCGTCCATTCGCCTACAGCGCCGTTGTCGGGCGCGATCCGCAGCCCGAGCTCGGGGTTGGCTGTGATGCGGTTGCGGATGCCGCGGCCGTTGCGGTTGGCGAGGCCCTGGCCGTAGGACGCGACGATGATGCGCAGGTCAGGGTTACGGGTGAGCATCCACAGCGGGAAGTCGCCGGCGGCCCGGACTGAGTTGTGCGTCGGGAGCATGGTGCGCCCGGCTAGGAACGTGTGGTCGTCGCTGTCGACCTCGATGCACACCGTCGGAACCGACTCGCAAGGAGCGGCCCGCACGTACCGCAACTGACTGACCGAGGAGTCCTTGCACCGCTGCGCCTTGCGCGGTAGGTGCGCCGCAGCGGCTAGGTAGAACCGGACTCGGTACTTCGGCCCACAGTCGCGCCCGTCAATGGTGGCCCGGCTAACCCCGACGACAGCCTTGGCGCCGAGCGAGTAGACGAGCTCGCGCACGTCCTCTGCGAGCCGGGCATTGATCGAGCAGAACTCGACTTGCCCCTTGGGCATCACGTACCCATCGGAGTCGATCAGACCCTGCAGCAGTGCGAGCCTCTGCGCCCGCGACGCGCGGAGGTAGCCGATGGGGATGTGCTTGTTGGTGAGGACGCCGGCGGCTCGAAGTGCCGCCTTGGCCGGCGATGGCTTGCCGTGACCGTAGGTGCCGTTGGGCGCCTCGGGTGTCATCGTCCAGCACATCCGGCCCAGGTGGCGCAGCGGCCACCCGGCGGCGGCGAACCTGTCACGGATCGCGACGTCGCCAGGGTGGCAGGTGATGGCGGCCTGGCCGGTCGTTCCGTCGCCGAGCCACACGCCGAGCACGTAGGGGTCGAGCGGGAGATCGGCCTCCGGGAGGTCGAGCCCCTGCTGCGCAGTGGTGATCTGCGCCGCCTTGGATCGGACCTTGGCGAGGTCGGTCGTCTCGACGATGCGGGCGGAGCGACGGCGGTCGAGCTTGGCGACCCACTCGTGCGCAGCGTCCGCGACGATGCGCTCTCCATCGCCCGTGGTGACGGCGTAGCAGTCGCGGCCGGTCCAGGTGGGCGATACCCACGTGACCCGGCAGGGGCGGCCGTCGCCGCCGATGACCTGGTCGCCGACGGTGAGCGCGCCCATGGTGGTCCAGCCGGTCGGCGTCGGCACGGGGGTGTCGAGCGCGAGGGCCTTGCCCTCCTGCGGAGCCATCGTGATGATGAGCCGCGCGTCGGGTGTGGTCGCAGCCTCGACGAGGTCCTGGTCGATCAGATCGAGCGCGGGCGTCTGGATCGTCCGCGGGTTGAGGTGCCGGGCGAGAGCGCCGGGCGTGGGCCACCGTGAGGGCCGTGCGGGCTCGAAGGTCCGGGCGACGTGCTCCCACGGATCGAGTGCGGGGGATGTGCTCACGGGTCTCACCATCTCGCTTGACCGAGGGCGGAGACACTACGGGCGTGATCCGAATGGAATCGCATCGGTGTCATTCTCGTCAAGTCCCGCCGATTCCGGGCGTGTCGCGGGTGGTCCTCGGGGGTCGCTTCTTGCCTCGCGGCCAGCCCTTGCGGACGGCGACGTCATGGCGCGCGTACCGCTCGAAGTCGCTGCACTCGGCGAGGGAGACGTAGACGCGGCGCTCCACCTTGGCGTGCCCGACGCGGCCCAAGCTGACCCACTTGTGGATCGTCGAGTAGGGCACGGCGAGCAGCCGCGCGGCCTCGTCGAGCGGCACGAGGTCGCCCGGGTCATCGAGCATCCGGTGCGCGTCGTGGGCGTCGAGGCGGCGGCGCATCGTCACAGGACCTCGACCACCTGGGCGTATGGCGTGCGCCGCCCGCAGGCCCGGCACTTCACCAGTCCCGCGATGACCTTCACGGTCACCGCGCAGTCGCTGCACATCGGTTCGCGGACTCCGCCGCCCGGGTCGCAGCCGCAACGAACACCGGTCTCCACGATGACGGACGCCGGGGACTCGCACGCGCCGGCGTGGTGGTCGCACCCGACGCCGAGCCGGGCCCGCGCATGCGATGCCACACAGGCGCAGGCCACCGGTGCGACGAGCAGCGCCTCGAGGTCGACGTCGGGCAGGACGGCGGTCATGCGCTGCGCTCCTGGGGCGCGAGGTTGTCCTGGTAGTCGTCCCACTCGTAGACCGCGTGGCAGGCCCGGCACTTGACCAGGTGCTCCGCGTTGCGGTGCCGGAGCTGCCCGCGGGCGTCGCACACCCGGCACGTCCCGGGCAGCCGTGATTTCAGGTCGGCGCCGACGATCCGCTTGAGCCGCTCGTGCCAGGACATGATCGCTTCGCCGTCGGCCTGCGCGTCGGGGCCGGAGAGCAGCGGCACGGGGTGCGCGGCGGCGAAGTCGAGGCGGCGGCCGCTCGGGCAGGTCGCGCCGAGCCGGGCCGCGAGACGGTCGGTGAGATCGGCGAGCCAGCGGTCGAAGGCGTCGGCCTCGTCGAAGGCGGGCGAGGGGGACGGCGGCGCTGGGCTCGTGCCGCGACGCTCCTCGGGCTGAGCGACGGCCAGAGTGCCCGAGGTCGGGATGTCGCGCAGCAGTCGGGGCATCTCGACCAGCGCGTCGGCGATCCGGCCCTGGCAGCCGTCGCGGACCCGGTCCATCGTGATTTGGCCGCGGGGGCCGACGACGGGCGCGTAGGTCGGTTCGCACCAGACGGGCCGGCCGGGCCAGAACTCGATTCCGTGGTGGGGTGGCTCGGGCTCGTCGGTGCGGCCGTCCGCGTCGACGGTGTCGGCCCAGCGCCAGTAGGCGTCCTCGCATTCGGCCTGAGCGCGGCGGTATGCCGCATTGCAGCGCCCCGGGCAAGGGGTCGAGTCCTCGGCCGGGGTGTGCGTGACGTCAGCGCGGGCGAGGTGGCGGCGGCTCATGTGTGGTCCTCTCAGAATCCGGCGCGTCGCCCGTCCATGGGGGCGCGCTCGTCGGGGTGCGGGTTGGCGATGGTGGCTTGGGTGTAGACGTCGCCTTGTGGCTGCGGGTCGTCGCCGGGGTGGCCGCGGGTCTTGTCCTCGCGCTGAAAGTCGACGATCCAGCGGCGGCGGGCGGCTTCGAGGATGAACCTCACGCGGACCACCCCGACGGCCAGCCGCGGTCGCCGGTGGTGATCCACTCCCACGCCGACCAGGTGAGCGACCGGAAGCCGGGCGGGGCCTCGGTGACGATGGCGTGCAGCGGCTCCGACAACTCGATGAAGTACGCGCCGTCCGGGTCGATCGCGATCCGGCGCTTGCCGTCAGGTTCGCGGAGATATGTCCGGTAGGTGATCTCGATGTGGCCCTCGTCGACCGCGGCCGCGGTCATGTCGTTGCGTGCGCCGGTGGGGGCGGGAATCTCCTCGGGTGCGAGGCCGACCCGGCGGCACCAGGCGGCGACCTCCTCGCGGCGGGAGTCTTGCGCGGCGGCGTCGAGCTTCGGGCTCATTCGGCGGTCCTCTCTCGGGTGTTGTGTGTGACGTCGGCGCGGGCGAGGCGGCGGCGACTCATGGGCTCTCCTGGGGTCGATCCTGCGGGGTCGGGGGATCCTGCGGCTTCAAGGGGAAGGCGCTCATCCGCCGCCCCCCTCGATCGCCAGGCGCCGCACCTCGCGCGGCACTACCTCGGCGACGGCGACCGACCAGGCATCCCGCACGGCCGCGACGAGGTCGACCTCGGCCACGCCGAGGCGCTGCAGCGTCTCGATGACCGCGGCGAGCATCCCGGCAAGCACGGCCTGCACCACGCCCGCGAGCTGCGCCCCCTGCGACTCGGCCAATCGCACCCGGCGCTCCTCGATGCCCGCCTTGAGTGCCGAGGCGGCATACCGCGCGAGGCGGTCCTGCGCGTCGACCATGAGCTTGTACGCCACAGAGGCACCAGCGGCCTCGGTGACCTTGAGCTTGCCCTTCTTGGTGGTCTCCTGGGTCTTGCCCCACGTCAGGGCCTCGGGGTCGATCTGCGCCACGACGGAGCGCCAGTAGTCCACCTCGCCGGCCGCGCCGTAGATCGCCTCGAGGAGCGCGTCGCCGGGGTCCACGGTGCGCGGGGTGACCAGGCCGTGCTTGGCCATTTCGATGGCGGCGCGCTGCTGCGCTAGCCGCTCATCGGCCGCCCGGCGAGCTTGGGGTGACCCGCCGCCGTGCAGCTTGCAGACGTAGCCGCCGGGGATCGGCGGATTGCCGCAGGGGCCGCCGGTGCGCTTGGAGTGGCCCTTGCAGCCGCGCGGGTGGGTCTTGCCGCAGCGGGCGCAGTCGGTGATTGGCTCGATCATCGCCCACCCCTGGCCCGCTCGATCGCCTCGCGGGCGTCCCACTCGGCGTCGTCGTCCGCGTCGCTCTCAGCCGATTTGCGGGCCTCTCCGGTCGCGGGTGTCCGCGAGTGCCAGTCCAACCCTTCGAGGCCGTCAGCGGCGCGACTCGGTGCGCTCTCGGCCCCTTCCTGGCCCTCGACGGACCGGCGCAACTGCTCCAGCCGCTCGGCGTCGTCGTCCGCGTCAGCGGGGGGCGCACTCCACTCGGACAACCACGGCTCGGGCGGGAGGGTGGTCACCTCGAAGTAGCGGGGCGCCGTCCGGGCGAAACCGCTCCCGTCGGCCAGGATGACGCGCTTGCCGTCGGACGCAACCTCGAAGCACTGGACGCGCAGCAGGCACCCACCGATCGGGGTGCGCCCGACGATGCGGGCGCCGTCGACGGGGATGAGGCTGGCGTCGAGACCGACCGACGCCAGCCACTCGATGATCGGGGTGGGGTAACGGTGCGGCGGCGGGAACGGGCCAGCCGGCAGGTAGGGCTGGGCGGCCTCGGCCTCCAGCCGGATCGCCAGAGCTCGGGCACGGTCTCGCTCGGCAGTCAGCCGGGCCACCTCGGCCAGGGTGTCGGCGCAGCAGCAGGTCACATGGTCGGCGGTGCTCATCGGGTGGTCCTCTCGGGTCGGGGTCGCTCGGGGTCGGGGATCTCGTGCAGCTCGGGGCGGGCGGCGCGCGCGTCGGCGAGGGCGTGCAGCAGGGTGCGCTCGGGGACGGCCGGGGCCCGGCGGATCGGGGGCTTGCGGCGGGTGGCGGTGGGGCGGGTGGTGTCCCGCGTTGTGGGGGTCATGTCTAGGCTCCGAAAATGGGAGTGTGTCCCTCGAAAAGGACGCGGTCGCTGGGACGCTCGACCGTGTCCCGTGTCCCGTAGGGAGAGGGACACGGAGACACGGTCGATCTGTGTCCCGTCGGGGACACGGTTAGGGACACGGTCGGGACACGGTTACTCGTGGGTGAAGTTGAGTGTTCGCTGTGAGTGTTGTCCACAGGGTTATCCACAGTTATTCCTTGTCGTCGAAGGGTCGGATGAGGAAGTGGAAGCTGGCGTCTCGGGTGCCCTTCTCGACCCGGATGTAGCCCTCGCGGATCAAGGTTTCGACGGCGATGTCGATGCTCGCGCCCTTGCCTTTGACGGCCATGCGGATCGCTCGCAGGGAACCGCCGGGCGATCGTTCGAGGTATTCGCTCACCCGCTTCATCAGGACTGTGGGCCTAAAGTTCCCGTCCTCGTCGTGGCTCTCCTGCGGGGTCTCTAGCCACCCAAATATCGGGCTCACCGTGGCCCCGTCAGCGGCCGACTGCGTGGCGTCTAGGTGCAGCTCGGCGACCGTGGTCCCGGTGGCGCCGACGTCGCCGTGCTTGTCCTTGTCGACCACAATCCGGGTCAGGCCGCGCTCGCCCTTGCCGAAGCTCTTGACGATGAGGGCCTTGTAGGCGGTGCCGGTGATCCCGGCGAGCTTGTGCTGGGCGCCGATGCTGTAGCGGCCTCGGCTCTCGGAGTCCTTGACGACGTGGTCGACTTGTAGGACGCCGCAGCCGAGGGAGGCGAGCCGGTTGGGGATGAGGGCGAGCCATTTGGCGGCGTCGGCGTTGTCCATGAGGCTTAGCCCGTGCATCGTCATGGCTTCGGTGATGCCGTCGATCAGGACCAGGCGGCAGTCGCGGGCGCGGACTGCTAGTCGTGCCCATTGCGGGTCTGTCATGCCTGCCTCGGGGCGGACGTAGCGCAGGTGGGCCAGGAGTAGGGAGGGGTCGACGCCGAGGCTCAGGAGCCGATTGGCGAAGGTCTCGGGGCGGTCCTCGAAGTCGATGACGAGGACGGGGCGGCCATCGGTGATCTCTTGGGCGGCGCCGACGAGGCCAAACCACGTTTTTGCGCTGCCAGGCTCCCCGCTGATGGAGTGGACTGCGGCGGGGTAGATCAGTGCTTTGCCGTCGCGGCGGGTGATGATCTCAGCTTTGGGTCCGGTGAGCGTTCCGGCGAGCAGGCCCTCGATGATCGGGTCGAGGTCGACGGGCTCCCAGGTGTCGCCCGCGAGGGCGGTCGTGGTGCCGGCCAGCGCGGTGAGCGTGGAGATTCGTCCGACCTCGCCGAGGGCGGCGTCCAGCAGCTCGGCCGGGGCGGTGTCGCCGGGGGTGAGGGCGATCTGCTCAACCTTGCGTCCAGCTTCGGCGAGGCGGCGGCGGACGGCGAGGCCTGCGACGATGCCCGCGTAGTACGTGCCATTGCTCGCGACGGGCACCGAGGCGATGAGGTCGTGGAGGTACGCCTGCCCGCCGATGCGGGTGATCTGCTGGCGCCGGCGTAGCTCGTCGCCGACCGTGACGGGGTCGATGGGTGCGCCGGTGGCGTGGAGGTGGGCGAGCGCATCGAAGACAATCTCGTGCCGCGGCCGGTAGAAGTCGGCGGCCGAGACCGCCTCGAGCACACCCTCGCGCACATCGGCGTCTAGGAGCATCGCGCCGAGGGTGCATTGCTCGGCGTAGGGGTCGTGGGGGACATCCTCGCCGCGGCGCGTGGCGCGCTGCTCCCGGCGGCGCGCGAGGTCATCCGGCGGTGGGGGTGCGCTGTCGGGTGGTGGGGCGTCGGCGTCGCCTGGTGGCTGCCAATCGGTCACGGTCACCGGTGCCTCTCGGGGGCGAGGTGTGGTCAGGGGGGCGGGGGGCGCGCCGCCCGGGCTGCGGGGAGGGTCAACCCGGGCGGCGTGCGGTCTCAGTCGGAGTCGGGGTCGAGTCCGGTCCCGCCGCAGCGGCCGCACAGCTCGGTGCCGTCATCGCCGATGACGTTGCCTGCGCCTTCGCACCTGGGGCACTCGAGTTCCCCGTCGAGCGCGTCGCACTCGGCATCGTCGTCGCTCTCGTTGTCGAGGTCGCCCGACTCGCCTTCCGCCTCGATTTCGCCTTCCTGTCCGGCGAGCGCCGCCAGCATGCGGTCGAGGTCGTCGCTGGTCAACTTGTCCTCGTCGACGATCTCTCCGGTGGCGGGATCGACAAGGAAGCCATCTTCATTGCGGAGCAGCCTCTTGTCGTTCTCTTCGAGCTTGCGCGCGGCCAGTTCCAGGACACGGCGGGCGCGCCCGAGGGTGACCCAGTCCTTGTGCCCGCGTAGCGCGTGGACGGCCTCTGTGACTTCGTGCCGCAGTGGCCTATCGAGGGATCGGGCGAGGGCCTTGACCTGGTCCTCGTCGAGGGCGCCGATCTCGGTGACGTCGGTGTCGACGTCCTCGGATCGGACTTTGAAGGCCTCGGCGAGGTCGTCCTCGATGCCGAGCGGGAGGACGGTGGCGCCGAGGCGCTTGTCCTTGGCGCGGGTGGTGAGCTTGTGGGCGAGGTCGAGGTCTTCGGGGATGGTGACGACCTCGATGGATCGGATGCCGGCGGTGGCTTCGCGGCTGCCCTTGTCGTGGTCGATGGTGACCTTGGAGCAGTCAAGGACGGCGACGGCGACGTGCTTGGCGTGTGGGTCGCCGAGCAGGATGTGTCGGACGGCGTCGAGGCCGTGCCCGTCGGGCAGGGCGCTGGCGAGCTTGGTCATGCGATTCTCCTTGCGGTGGTGGTGGTGGTCTCGGCGGTCGCCGAAGTCATGGGGTCGTCCGCGAGCACGTCGCGGCAGTCGGCACAGAGGGTGTGTGGGCGCTCGGGCCTCCGGGTGCGGGGGATGCCACATCGGCCGCAGGGGATGGTGTTGCCGAGTGGCCGTGCCCCGCGAACGAGGGTGGCGCTGATGGTGCTCATGCGGACCGCCTCGCCCGCGCGAGCTTGGCCCGCTCGACCGGTCCCAGCCCGCCCCAGATCCCGGTGCGGGAGTCTTTGCCGGTGTCGCGCTCGCGGCGCATCGCCACGTCGAGGCATGCCGCCTTGCCTGGGCAGTCGCCGCAGATGCGTTTGGCGTAGCGCTCGGTGATGGTGTCGGCGGGGTCGGGGAACCACAGCTCGGGGTCGTGATCGAGGCACGCGGCCCGGCTATAGTCGGTGGCGGGCCGGTCCTCGGGTGGCACGGGGATCTCGGTCTTGCGTCCCTCGCGGCGGGCGCGGGCATAGTGCGCGTTGCACATGCCGCGCGCCACGGCGGGTAGCGCGCAGCCGGGGGTGGCGCAGGGCCGGGCGGTCATGCGCCCAGCCCCTCGAAGTCGAGCACGTCCTGGCCGCGCAGGCAGGCGGGGGATAACCACAGTCGCTCGCGGCGGCCGTTGTCGGCCCGCGTCGAGTAACCAGCACCGCCTCCGGCCTTTCCCTGCGCGACGGTCCAGCCGTAGCTCAGGAGCGCGTCGTGCTCGTCGTCGTAGCCGCACAGGACGATGCGGAGGTCGCGCGGCGCTGACTGGCACCATTCGCGGACTTGTTCGGCGATGCCGTGCTCCGAGTGTGCGTATAGGTCTCCGCTGGTCGCGTAGGGCGGGTCGAGGAAGATTGCCGTCGACCTGTCGCCCCCGGTCCCGGCGCGGGATGCGCTGGGGGTCAGGACGCGCTGCCAGTCGCCGCATGTGATGCGGACGTGGGCGAGGCGCTGGGATAGGCGGGCCATGTAGGTCGAGAGCCGGGCTTCGTGCTCTCCCTGCCCCGCGTTGCCCAGGTGCGGCAGTTCGCGGTTGATTCCCTGGCCCGCGTCGGTCTTGGTGAGATGGCCGTCGATGACGCGCCACGGACCCGCGCCCCACGGGTCGCCGATGCCGCACGCGGCGACGTACAGCCACCACGCGGCGGCCTTGGCGTCGTGCGCCTCGGGGTCGCCCTCCAGCCACGACACCAGCCCTTCGCGGCGGTCTTGGAGCCATGCGAGGCGGGCGTGGTAGTCGATCTCGGTTACGGGGCCGTGTGCGTGTGCGGCTACGGCGGATGGGCTCAGTTGGATCGAGCGCCACGTATTGACGAGCCAGCCGTCCGCGTCGTTGATCGTCTCGACGCGCCGCCCCGTGAAGGTCGGCCGCCCAAGGAGTACAGCGGCAGATCCCGCGAAGGGCTCAACGTAGCCGCCGGGGTCGCCGAGCGCGGCCCAGATGATCGGCGCGGCTCGACGTTTGCCGCCGAAGTAGGAGAAGGGTGCGCGAAGGTCGCTCACGACTCCACCCACTCGATGCTGGTCCCGTCGCAGCGCTTCCCGCGCCACCGGGTGCGCCCGTCCGTGAGTCGCATGGGGGTGGCCTCGATGACGGTCGTGTGCCGCACGGGCTGCCCGTCGAGGTGGCAGTCGTGCTCGACCTCGTGGGCGGTGGGCTTGGGGCGGGTCATGCTGCTGCTCCTTGTCGGTGGTACGCGAGCCACATGCGGGTCGCTGCGGCGGCTTGCTGGGGGACGACGCCGTTGCCGAGCGACTTGAGCTGCTGGTTGCGGGTCAGGCCGATGGCGGGGTCGGTGACGTGTCCGGCGGGTGTACCCATGAGGAACTCGACGAAGCGCGGGGAGAGTCGTCGCCCGCCCTTGGGTGCAGGCTCGGTCGGGTCGGGTGCGGGTCGCCCGATGACGCGTTCCCATCGGGCGATTGCGGGCGCGTAGGCGCCCCAGCGCCCCCGATCGATCGTCTTGGCGACGCCGGGCAGCAGCAGCTCGCCCGATCGGTCCCCGCTGCGGGATAGGTGCCCGCCGAGTGCATCCGCGACCGAGGGCGTCGGCAGGAGGTTGCGTATGCCGTCAAGGGAGGGCCGCACGCTCGCGCCGGGGCTCGGGCTGCGGTTGCTCTCGAAGCGACTCGCGGCAGGTGTCGGCAGCAGTTGCACTGCGCTCGGGAGCATCAGGTCGCCAGACGATCCGCGCTGATTCGGCCCGCCCTTGGTGCCGTCCGTGGCGCGCGGGGTGGGCAGGAGTGCGATGGCCTCGCCGAGGTTCGGACCGTTCGCCCATGCGCTGGACCGGTTCTCGTTGTTGCTTGCCTTCGGCGTGGGGAGCAGTTCTACAGGTGCTCGATCACGTCCTGCAGGTTGACCGAGTGCCCGCCGGCCCGCCGCTTGTCCGGGTGCTGGGATCCGCCATTGCTCCCGGTGTTCGCCTCCGGGGTCGGCAGCAGGGTGATCGTCTCGGTTGCCGAGCCACCCCGTTCCGCCCGCGTCGGCAGGCCAGGCGAAGAGGAAGACCCGGAACCGTCCGTGCGGTGCTCCCACGTCGGCAGCGCGTAGGCCGTACCAGCGCGCATCGAACCTGAGCTCGGCCAGGTCTCCGAGAACACGTCCGAGTGCTCGCAGAACAGGCCCATCGTCGGGGTCTCCCACGCATCCCGGGCAGGGTTCCAGCGCGCTATCGGCTGGGGCGGAGTAGGCGCCACGGACGTTCTCCCATATGACGAGTCGGGGGCGCAGGACGGCGATTGCTTCGCGCATCTGGACCCATAGGTTGGAGCGGGTGCCCTCCGTCATGCCGGCGCGTCGTCCGGCGTGTGAAAGGTCTTGGCAGGGTGAACCGCCGGTGAGGATGTCGATGGGCTCGACGCGCGTCCAGTCCACGGCGGTGATGTCGCCGAGGTTGGGGGTGTCGGGCCAGTGGTGGGCGAGGATGCGCGCGGGTGCTGGGTCGATCTCGCAGTGCCAGGCGACGGTTCCGCCGAGGACGGATTGCACGCCCATATCGAGACCGCCGTACCCACTGAATAGGGAGCCGATTCTCAGCACGCAGCACCGTCCTCGCAGTCGCAGGTGGTGAGCCAGCACGTCGGGCACGGCTCGCGGTTTTGGTGGGGTGCCTCGGTGCAGGAGGCGTGGACCCAGTCGTTGTGGTCGTCGCTGTAGCCGATGGGGTCGCCGAGGTGGATGCGCGCCCCGCACTCGGGGCATGTCCACTCGTAGCGGGCGGGGCCGGTCACGGGGCCACCTCCGCCAGGCTCGGCAGGTCCCGCTCGATCGGGCAGGCGGCCCATGCTCTGCGGCGCGCGTCCCATCCCGCGCACAGGGCGCCGGGGGTGCCGTCCACGCGATGCGGTATGCCGAGCCAGTCGATCGGCGGGTCGTAGTGCGTGACCGCTCGCCCGTCCTCGGCACTCTCGGCGATCCACACCTCGCCGGATGGGTGGGCGAGGCCGAGCAAGCGGCGCATGCCGTCGTGGCACCAGAAGCGCTCCCCCATGATGGCGAGGTCGTCCAGGTCGTGCCCGTCCGCCGCCGCATCGGGGCTGCCTCGCCGCTCGGGTGAGCCGGGCCGGTAGGCGCAATCCCCGCACATGCCGGGCATGACGGTCACCTCGCCGCGCAGCATCCGGGCTTGCTCGGGCGGGTCGTAGATCGGCTGCCAGCAGGTGCAGGCATCCCAGTCATTGACGGCCGTGCCGAGGCAGCACGGCACTCCATCGGCGGGGCCAGTCCAGTCGGGTGGGACGGTGATGCCGGATGTGGGGGTGCTCACGCCACGCCCTCCCGGCCCTCGATCTGGTCGGCTAGGACGACGGCCACGGCATACGCTTGCCACATATCGGCCGCGAAGCCGTGGAACCATCCGGGCGCGGCCTTGGTGCCCTTGCCGCGGTTGGGCTCACCCGGGGCGAAGCGGTCGATGAGCGCCTGAGTGATGTTGGCGTCCTTGGCTTTTCGTTGCCCGCAGTGGTGCAGCTTGACCGAGGGGCGGCCGAGCAGCCGCGCGGCCTCGTCGCCGTGGGCGTAGATCTCGCTGTAGCGCCCGATCCAGACGCACGTGTGGAAGACCTCGCGGCCCACGGCCATGCCGTAGGACTCGACCATTTCGATAGCGAGGCGGTCGATGCCGTCTTCGGCCACCCATTCGCGCAGCATGCGGCGTAGCTGGTGGTTGTCGATCTTGCCGACCGAGAGGGGGCGGCAGGTTTCGGAGTCGATGAGGGCGTATGCCGAGTGGGTGGAGCCGGGGTCGATCCCGAGGACGCGCATCACTCGGCCCACCCCTCGGGCACGGTCCACCCGGAGCCGAGCAGGTAGTCGAGCACCCGGACGGCATTGGTGTGACCGACCGCGCGGGACAGCTCGGCAATGACCGACTCGGCGCGGTCTTGTTCGATCCCGGCGCGTTTGGCGAGCCAGGTGACGGCGGCGGCGCGGGCGTATGACGCTGCATCGCAGGCGATTTGCGCGCCTGGTCGGCCGGCGTGGTTGCCCCGGTCTCCGCAGACGGGGCACTTGGCGAGGTCGCTCGGGCTGGCCATCACTCGCCCGCCTCTCGCAGCACGGCGCGCGCGACGGCATACGCGGCCAGATTGTCCGGCCTGCCGAGCCCGCGTGCCGCCTCGTCGTCCAGCCAGTCGGCCAGGGCGAGCGCGACGGGCGGGTGGACTAATGCGATGTATGCAGCGGTGTCGTGATCGGCGCCAAGGTCGACGTCGTTCCGATACTCACGGAATCGCTCGATACCCTTGAGCCGACTCCTGTCCCGATGATGAAGGCTGCCGCGGTCGATGACGTGCTCCCACGGTCCGGGGGTCGCAGCGGTCGCCTTGTCCCGCAGCACGCTCGCCGCGCGCCGCAGGATTGCTACGTCGCTCATGCCTTCACCTCCGGGTGGCCAGCGGCGCGCAGGACGGCGCGCACCCAGGCCGGATACATGAAGGTCGATGCTTCGATGCACCGCTCGACCAGCTCGTTCGTGATCGGCTCCGCGTGGTGCTTGTCGCACTCGCCGGGGATGCCGTGCTTGCGGCGCTCGGCGGGCGTCAGCGGGCGGGGGTCGTTCAGGGTTTCCCACCGGCTGGCACCGTAGGCTCGGCACTCCCACGCGCTGTAGTCGGCGTGGCGGCGGACATGCATGGCCGGTTTGGTGTGCTCGACGCAGGCCGCCATGACGACAGCGCCCGGCCACGTCGGCTCGTCCATCCGGGGCGTGAGCGCAACTAGGAGCGCGTCGGCGGCGTCCTGCTGCTCGCCGGTCAGGTCGGAGATCGCGGCATCAAGCGCGGCGCGCAGGTCAGCGGTGGTGCTCATTTGGGTTTCCTTCTTTCTCATCTAGGACGGGGATGCCGCAGGCGACTGCGACCGCGTGCTCGACTGTGGCGCCGCGTGAGCGCGACCAGCCGGGGAGCATGTAGATCGCGTCGCAGTCGAGGAGTGCGTGTAGGTCGGCGCGCATGAAGCACGCGCTCGACGTGTGCCCGCTCGCGTCTTCGCCGGGGTCATACCCGGGAGGACACTCGCCCTCGTGATCCACGGGCGCGATGTCGCACGGATTGACCACCTCATAGCCCAAGGCCTCCACCGCCGGCACGGCAGCCGCGAATCGCTCCCGGAAGTCCGGGACGCCCGCGATGGGGCCGGCGATGTAGCAGCGCGGCTTGCGCTCGTGCTCGATCGCCTCATCCTCGGTGCGGGCGGACCACTCGGACCGCCGTTCAAGGTATTCAGCGTCGATGCACTCATCGCGCGGCCAGAGCACGACCGCGGGCGCGCGCAGGACGGACCACGGGAAGGGTCGCTCATCCCCGAAAACGACGCCCCACTTGTCGTCGTAGCGGGCGGCGATGGTGCCGCCAGCAGCCCGGACGACGATTCCGACCGGTGCATCGTCAAGGTCTTTTTGTGTCAAGGTGCGGGCGGCGCGCAGGTCGTCGGTCATCGCTTCCCCCACTCGTGTCCGCACACGACCCACTCGACGGGCTCGGTGATCGTGGCGCGGTCGCTGTAGGAGTCGCCTTCGCCATCGCTCGTCTCGAACTCGATGTGAACCTTGTCCTTCCCCGCCTCGGGGCGGATGTGCCAGATGCCGTCAGTGCCGTACTCGATGCGCAGGACGACGCCGGTGGAGAAACCCAGGTAGCAGGGGTGCTGCTCGATCGCGTCGAACTCCTCGGTGATATCGCCGTCAACCTCGATCAGGTCATCGGAAGCGCCATAGATGGTGGTTGCCATGGTTGAAAGTCCTTCTCTCAGAACAGGGATTCGGTTTGGGTGGGCCGCGCCAGCAGGGTCAGCGCGCCGGGTGGGGTGGCTTTCGGGGTGCGGTCGCCCACGAAGAGCACGAAGACATACAGGTCGGAGACGCGCACGATCTCGCCGTCCTCGGGCGCGCCGTGGCCGGAGTGATAGACCACTCCGGCGCCGATGTGGGCGCGCGCTTCATCGAGGGTCACGGCTCGCCCTCCCCGGCCAGGTGCTTGGGCATGGGCTGATCCGGGAAGCGCTCCCGCCACCGCGCCGACTGTCGCTTGCGGAAGCACTGATCGCAGAAGCGGGCGGCGCGCTCGGTCCAGTCCGATTTGCCATACGGGTCGGGCGTCGGCGTGCCGCAGTCATCACAGCCGGGGATCGGGCCAGCGCAGGCGGGACAGGAGTTGTCGTAGGACTTGCGCCCGATCCGCCAGCCGCGATAGCGCAGGATGCACAGCACGCCCTCGCGGGCGGCCTCGCAAGAGGTGGCGGCGACGCTGGTTTTGTTGTCCTTCGTGCCGCAGGTCGCGCACTCCACGGCCATTGTCACGGTCCAGATGCGGCTCATGACGCGACCTCGGGGTACTCGTCCCAGACGCGGCCGTCAAGCTCCCGGCCAGCGCGCGCCTTGCCGACGCGCCGCATCGGCTGGCCCCAGTTCGGGTGCCCGCGCTCGAAGGGGTTGAAGGGATTGGACTTGGTCATAGCTGTCATCCCTGCCGGGTGCATCACACAGTGCGCGTCGGTGAGGTGGCCGCGGTTCGGGTAGACATTGCTTGGTGCCCACTCGCCCCACTGCTTGAAGTGGAACGGCACGCCCGCGGCCTGGCATTGGTCACGCAGCGACCGCGCCCACGCCGGGTGCATCGGACGTGCGCCGGGACCGGACTCGCCGCCCACTACCACCCAATCGAGTCCCCTGTGCTCACGGCAGACCGGCAGCATGCAGACGCAGCCCGGGTCGTCGTGGGCGTAGTCTCGGCGCACCGCGACCGCTGGGCGGGAGCAGTGGCCCCAATCACACGTTCCGGGGTCGTCGTCGCTCCATCGGTCGATATGGTCGCTCAGTTTCACGCTACCGAGCAGCGGCTCGCAGGAGAGCCACCGCACCGCGGCCGGGGTGTCGAGAAGCGCCGGGATGCGGATGTCCGCCCACTGCTGGTCTTCCACGCTGACCCCAAGCCACACACCCGGCAGGGGCCACGCGAAATGCCGCCCCTTGTCGATCCCGCGCTCACCCATGAGGACTGTCGCCGCACGCCAGACGTCATCCTGAAAGCGTGGGGCGCTGAGCAGCGACCGCATCCGGGCGTGGCGCTTGGTGAGCACCTGGAAGACGTGCTGCGGGGCCAACGTCATCACGGCCCACGCGCGGGTGATGAAGTCGTCCGGCACGGCCTCGTGGAAAAGGTCGCTCTGAGCGTTGACGAAGATCCGGCGCGGGCGTCGCCACTTCAGCGGCTGGTCGAGCCGGTCGCTCAGGAGGTTCACCTTGCCGGTCCACTCGCCGCCCGCCTCGGTGCCCGCATACGCCTGCGAGACACGCGGGTTGGGGTTCGCGGTCATCCGGCGTGCAGTGCGGATCGCGTAGCAGTTGTCACACCCGGCGCTGACCTTGGTGCAGCCGACGACGGGGTTCCACGTCGCGTCGGTCCATGAGATCTTGGTTCCGTCGCTCACGGCGCGCTCCCATTGATGAGGCGGGCAATCCTGAGCGCCGGCGCGTAGCCGGTGATGACCGATTCCGGCGGGAAGCCGTCAAACTCGTCGTTCGACTCGGCGTGCTCGGCAACGTCGTCGAGTAGGTCCGCGAGCGCGAGTCCGACGAGCGGGTGCATGGCGGCGATGTACACGGCGTCCCGAATCCAGACGTCATCGCCCGACGTGAGGTGGCAGGAGGGCCCGGTCAGGCTGGCGTCGTGCAGCGGCCCGAGTTTGTTGGGGTTCGCGGGCTTCCATCCCCACGGTCCGGGGGTCGCACCCTCGGCAAGCTCCCGCAATTTGTCTGCGGCAGTGCGCAATTCGACGGCGGCGCTCATCGCGTGAACTCCCGCCGCTGGCGCAACTCGGGGTCCCCGACCAGGCGTGCCTTCATGGTGGAGAATGTCGTGCCCACGAGTTCCCGGTCGGTGCCGTAGACCTCTAACCGGCCCGCCTGGTGGTAGATGGGCGCGCGGACCCAGCGGACCGTGACCGGGCGCAACCGCTCCGGGTAGAGCGGGTTGACGTTCCACTCTTTGCGGTCGCGGGCACCTTCGTCGGTCACGGTCGCGTCGTCGGTGATGACTGCCTCGTTGCCGTAGATGGTGACTCGTTCGGCGCGGTCGATGACGGGCAGCGATTCGACCATGTAATCGCCCCGCGCATGATCGGCGTTCATTGCGGCGGCGATCTCCTTCGCGGCGCGCTCGCTCGGGGCCGCGCAGTGCACCCGATAGTCGGAGTAGGAGCCGCTGGAGACGACCCACACTGTCCCTTCGGCGGGGTCGATGTAGTCGGTCATTTTCTTCTCTCCCACAGTTGGTTTCGATACTTGGACGCGATGGTGGCCGGGGGTCACGGCACACCCCGATTCGCGATGCCTCATGCCCCGGCCCTCCACGC